CTTATGACTATCCAAGTATCGAGGAGTTGCGGAACAAATTTGGATTCCGCTTAGTGTTCTCTCCGTTGCCCGAAGGTGGGGACTTCCGTCTTGATATACCCAAGGCAGACATGGAGGAACTAGGTCAGCAGTATGAGTCAGCGTTTAACGACAGGCTCAAAGATGCTATGCGTGAACCATGGGAGAAATTGCATAAGACCCTTGTGCATATTTCAGAAAAGCTAACAGATGTAGAGGGCGATGACGAGACCAAGAAGAGGTATCACGATACCCTGATTACAAATGCTCAGGAGTTATGCGGACTGTTATCCCACTTGAACGTAACGAAAGACCCATTGCTTGAGAATGCTCGCCGTTCGCTTGAACTAACAATGTTAGGAGTAGACATCGAGGCAATCAAAGAAAGCCCTGATGTGCGTAGTAGTGTGAAAGCCAAGGTTGATGACATTCTTAGTAAGTTTGATTGGTAAGGAGAGTAATTAAATGACGTATGCAAACATTGAATTGAAAGAGCATGACCGCTTTGGTGATGGGATCAAGAGAAAGTCCATGCTTGACCCATTCCTCATAGACCTAGTAGAGCAGTTGGCTTTGAAGTATCCACAATGGACATTTGTCGAGACTGCTACGACTGCTAATTCAGAAGATAAAACGTATCATGCTTATCGCTTTGACGTTAAGGATAAGCGAGAAGTGCTAGGCACAATCGACAAGGACTACTGTGGTAGTGGGTATCGCTATCGTATTGACAATCATCGCATTGAGGGTATGCGTGAGCGTGGTAGTGGTATGAAAACAGTTCATCTCAAGAAAGCAATCAAGCATGTGGACAAGTTCTTCGGTAGGAAAAATGTAGTTGAGAAAATTACCGAGGCTAGACAAAAAGTTGAGAACTCGCTATCGCAGATAGACAACGAGAAAGGGTGGAAACTGCGAGGCACATGGGGTGCAATGGAGTTGCAAGCACGAAACTTTATTACTAATAATTATCAAGCGTTTATGGATAGTGTAGTAGATAAGACTAGTATTGCGAAACATCTTGAGCAGTTACCTACACAAGTAGAAGAATTTAATGCAACGCAACATCTAATTAAAATGTTGCGAACTGACAACGCTTTTATTGTGTTCATAGATGGATTAAACTATTCTGTGCAAAAGGGCAAAGACCCTTTGGAAATAAAACAGAGTGATGAGTTGCCCGAATTTATTCGTAGGGCAGTAGGGCTACTTAAATTGATTGAAGATAACCAAGTGATTAGTGGTGTAGGTTTTCGTGTTAACGAAACCACTTTCTTGGTATTACCTAACAATGTTAGTTAAGGAGGAAGTATGTTTAATAAGAAACGGCATGTATTTATTGTTGAAGAACCCAAGGAAAGGAGACCTGCTATGGCTCTAGATAAAGAATCAAGATTCAAGTGGACTACGGGTGCTGACGTAATGGCAACATGGAGAAAGCACGGCTTTGTCCCACCAACCGAGTATCGGGAAGATTATTTGTTCAAGTTAAATCGTGAGGCTAATAAACCAAATGACTGAACTAATAAAAAGAGGCAGGGGTAGGGGGGTAAAGCCTGCAATGGTTTACCTACCTATTCGTGTCAGCCAAGAAGTAGCAGATTTTTTCAACGCTTACCCTAACAAGAGTGCAAAGATTAGGGAAGTATTAGCTAATTATGTTCAACAATATGGAGAAACAAATGAGAAAGAAACTCACCAAGAGCAGTAAAGTATTACGCTACATTCAGAAAAACCCTAATGCCAAGGCTAAGGAAGTATCCCAAGCAACAGGGGTTTCACTAGCAGGGGTGTATCAGGCGGTGCATCTGCAAAAGAAAAAAGCAAGCGGTATGCCCATGACTGCTCTATCGCCTAAGCCCGCCGCACGTAAATATGCTAAGGGTATGAAAGTAGTAGCAGTATCTACAAGCAATAGAAGCGTCCATAGCAAAGCCGATATGGTCAATCACCCACCGCACTACAAGGCAGGGGGTATTGAGACGATTGATTTCATCGAGGCTAAAAACCTAGGGTATAACCTAGGTAATGTAGTGAAGTATGTGAGTCGTGCAGATTTAAAAGGTAACAAACTTGAGGACTTGCAAAAGGCGAAGTGGTATCTTGATCGTGCAATATCTAATTTGGAGAAAACAAAATGAAAAAACTACTAATCGGTTTATGGTTAAGTGCAATAGCTACGGTAGCATATGCAAACTGCACCACTCAAACCATAACAAGTCCCAACGGTAAGATGTTATTTTGTCAGACATGTTGCTATTATGGTAACTGCAATACTGTATGTTACTAATCTAACAATGTTAGGGGGGCATTTGATTATAGGTAAAACCTAGTAGCCTTGTAGATGCAAAACGATTTTACCCTCAGCTAGTTTGCCCCGATACGTTCGACGCTAGCTGAGTCCTTGTTAACTCTGAGGGTGGCAGAGAATCTACATCACCACCCAATTTTCTCCTTGACAAAGTCCAACACCATGTTATTATGGTGGCATGGCACAAACTCCCGAAAAGAAAGTTAAAGACAAATGCGTCAAGCTACTTAAAGCTTACGACGTTTACTACTTCTTCCCTGCTACCCATGGCTATGGTCGTAGCGGAGTGCCTGATATTATCTGTTGCACCCAAGGGAGATTCCTTGCGATTGAATGCAAAGCAGGGGATAACAAACCTACCGCCTTACAAGAAAAAGAAATGGCTGACATTCGTAAGCAAGGTGGTATCACGCTAGTAATAAATGAAAGCAACCTAACATTGTTAGAGAATTTGCTAAAAGAATTAACAGGGGCTAACAACGAGGAGGACACAGATGGCAGATGTTGAAATGAACAAAGGTGTTCAGATATTACTTGAACGCATGAGCAGTAATCCTGATGAGTTTGTGCCTGACATGTATGGCAAGTATCCCCCCAAATGGAGAGACATTCTTTTTGCCGTTGAAATGCGGGCGAAGGGGGGCAAGGATTATGTAGATCAGTTGCCGTTCCTAAACGATAAAGAAATCAAAGCCCTATGGGGGAAGATGCAAGAGTTGCAGGGCGAGCTATTCACTAAGAAGGTTATGAATACTCTGCTACGTGATGCAGTAGACTACGACGCCATGGTGCAAGAGGAACTATCACTTTCTTATCTACAAGGGCTGAGCGAGAGCGAAAAAAAGGCAATCATAATTGAGATGGAAAAAATTTACGAAAAACGGGCAGAGGAACTTGCGCAAGGAAGGCAACGACTAAAGAAAAAAGCGGTGCGCAGGTGAAAATCTTTTGCATCGACTTTGAGACGTATTACTCTCAAACCTATTCGCTTAGCAAAATGACTACGGAAGAATACATTCGTGGTTCTGAGTTTGAGACGATTGGGGTGGCGGTGTGCGAGCAAGGATCCGGTCCTCAGTGGTTTAGCGGTACGAGAGCAGATACAAAGAAATTCTTAGATAGCTTTGAATTTGATAAGCATCTCGTGATAGCGCACAACGCTATGTTTGACATGGCTATCCTTAACTGGGAGTTTGATATAAGACCTAAGGGAATTGCCGATACTCTATCAATGGCAAGAGCCATTCATGGTAATGAAGTTGGTGGCAGTTTAAAAGCATTGGCGGAACACTATGGGCTGGGAGTAAAAGGCACAGAGGTGTTACAGGCACAGGGTAAGCGTCGGATTGATTTTAATGCACAAGACTTGGCACAGTACGGTGAGTATTGCAAGAATGATGTGGTGCTGACGATGGGTTTATTCGAGGAACTAAGTGCAGGCTTTCCTCCCTCTGAGTTGCGGTTAATTGACCTGACCATCCGTATGTTTACTGAGCCTAAGTTATGGCTTGATGGCAACACGCTACATAATCACCTAGATGGTATTCGGGAAAGAAAAGCAGAACTTACTAAAATTTACCCCAAAGAAGATTTAATGAGTAACGACAAGTTTGCGGTGTTATTGTCAAACTTTAATATAGAACCCCCACGCAAGATTAGTGCTACGACAGGCAAAGAAGCATGGGCATTTGCCAAGACTGATGAAGGGTTTAAAGAACTGCTTGAGCATGAAAGCGAAGTAGTGCAAGCTTTAGTGGCAGCGCGTCTTGGTGTTAAGTCTACTATAGAAGAAACAAGGACTGAGCGCTTTATTGATATAGCGCAGCGAGGCTTATTCCCCATACCGCTACGCTACTATGCGGCACACACAGGTCGCTGGGGTGGTGACGACAAGGTCAACCTACAAAACCTACCACGAGGCTCTATTCTCAAAGATGCAATTATGGCTTCCCCCGGGTATGTCATTGTGGACTCTGACTCTAGTCAAATAGAAGCAAGAACTCTAGCATGGCTGGCTGAGCAAAACGATTTAGTTGATGCATTTGAAAGGGGTGAAGATGTATACAGAATCATGGCGTCGTCTATATATAACAAGGCAACTGAAGAAATTAGCAAGGACGAAAGGTTCGTTGGCAAAACGACGATTCTCGGGGCGGGGTCTGGGATGGGAGCGCAGAAATTTAAGGCTCAGCTCAAAACCTTTAACGTCGAGGTATCTGATGAAGAGACTGCACACATTATCAAAGTCTATCGTGAAACATATGACTGGATACCAGCATTGTGGAGAAAAGCAGGACTAGCCTTAGATGCCATTATCAACAATCAGAGTATGTCTTTGGGTCGGACTGGAGTGTTAGAAGTAGAAGGCAGGAAAGGCATTCGCCTACCAAACGGACTGTATGTGAAGTATCCAAACCTACGCAAGATGCGGAACGAGCAGGGCAAGGACGAGTACGTCTACGACACCAGAAAGGGTAAAGCAACTGTACCTAACAGAATATATGGCGGTAAAGTTATTGAGAACGTCTGCCAAGCCTTAGCCCGAATCATCATTGGTGAGCAGATGTTACATGTAGCAAAGAAATATAAAGTCGTAATGACTGTGCATGATGCGATTGCTTGCGTAATACCTGAGCAAGAAGCGGAAGCTGGTAAAGAGTATGTAGAGATGTGTATGAAGATGCGACCCAAGTGGGCACAAGACCTACCTCTGAGTTGCGAAGCGGGAATGGGGAGAAGTTATGGCGAGTGCTAATGAGTTACACCCAATAGCGATGATTGCGTCTCAAGACTTGCATTCAAGCGTTAAACAGGCTCTTTCAGAACCCGATATAAAGAACAAAGTATTGCAAGCTTTTACAGAATATGTCACGTTAGCTCAACAAAATAAATGTGTTGCTGTTAATGACTATAAAAATGTTTCTAAAGAAATTGCTGATTGTATTCTTGAATACCCTAAAGTAATTGTCGAACGTCATTTTGATAACAGCTATGCATCAAAACTTACAGACCTCCAAGAATTAGGTGAGTTGCGTCTTCCTTTTCCTAAAATTACAATAATCTCGGGCGAACGTACAGATACAGGAGATCATAGTGGCCCTCAAATAGTTAAAGCACAAGACTTTCAAGATGGTTTAGTTAATGTAATTTATTCTTGTTTTTTAGTGCAACACACAGATCACATAGCGTTGCATGTTTTGTTTTGTAAACAACATGAGGTTGGGCGCAAATATTATGCAGCCACTGCGCTATTGTGTATTGATGAAAATAATAAAATACAAATAATCAAACCTTCTTTAACAAGCGAAAAAGAAGAAGATCAAATAGATAGCGCACTTTCTAGTATGGCTTACCATGCCATAATAGCAATACACATGCTGACTGTGGCGGGTGGCGAGATGTATATTTCTGCACCTACCCCTGATGAAGTTGCAATTAATAAAAAACGTATAAACAAAGGCAAGAAACCTTTAATTGAGTTCAAGCTAATTACAGTTGACGGCAAGAAATCAGCGTTGCCATCAACACCTCATGGAACACATGCCTCACCCCGACTGCATTGGAGACGTGGTCACTGGCGCACCATGAAGAAGTCAGGTAAAAAAGTATGGGTAGACCCAATGCTAGTTGGCGATGAGAAAAACGGCAAGATCATCAAAGACTATGCCGTAGGTAAATACGAAGAGCAAAAACATGTACATCATTAAAGACGAGAACGGTGAGACTATGCGTACTGTGCATAGACAAGAAGAAGCAAGACAAATTGTGCAACAGCGTGAAGGTTGGACATTTAAGTGCGTACGTAAACCCGTACGTAAGGTAGATTTAAGTGAACTAGGGGAGGCACTATTTTGATGCCGTTTTATGCCATACCAGCTAAGTCAAGCATAGCTGATAAGTTACTAAAGTTTGCCGTGAGTGCAGATGCGTGGAAGCGTTACCATAACTTTGATGCTATCCAAGTGCCATTTGATTTAGCGTTTGGTGACCCGATATTGTATATGCTTGGTATGCAACACAGAATGGCAGTCGGTATTCTTAAATTAGACCCATACACAACTTATGACTGGCACGTAGATGGGCGACGTGGGGTGTGCGTAAACATGTTGCTAAACGACGTTAAGAGTAACTGCATCTTTGAGGTAGGTAGTGATGAAGCTACACATCAGTTTATAGAGTTAAAGTATTTACCGAAAACGTATTATCTATTTAACAATCAAGTACCCCATATGGTAATCAACTTTGCTCAGCCAAGATACTTAATGAGCGTTGAGTTTGAAGCCGACAAAAACGAATTAACATTTGAACAACTATTAGGGGAGGCACTATTTTGATAGCAACAATAGCTAACTTACTTATCCTACTTGTGGCTACATTTGCCATATTGATCTTTGCCTTGGTGTTTGGCTTTTTTGTGTTTATTATGTTTGCTTGTGTTTACATTGGCTGGCAGGAGATTAAGGGAATGCCAGTTTCAGAAATATGGGAAAAATTTAACAAATGACGACTTTTACAACCGAAGACCGTATGAACGCATCACCCCCACACATTATTGACAGTGGTGCTAGCTATGAACCAATCCCATTTGCGGGTATTGTGAACATAGCAGACCAAGAGGACACGGAAGCAATGTTGCGGCATCAGTTGCACATCATTAATGAACAATTAAAAACAGTACAAGCCGAATGCCAGCGGTTACGAAACAAATTAAGAGAGGCGGGTACAAATGACTGAGCAAGATAAGGAACATATGCGTATCATGTTTGCTGGCTTTGCCATGCTTGGTTTAATTTCACGGGGTAGTGTTTGGGAATTTAAAGAAGCTTGGGAAATTGCCGATGGCATGATTGAGGCTAACGAAAAAGGAGAAGAACTTGGAATTGCGGCAATTAAACCTAGACGACGATATAACAGAAAAGGTGCTTAGTGGTGGGAAAAAGTATTGCTCAAGCTGTACTAGTTATCAGCCTGATATTGGTGGTGAAGTGCTTACTGTTGGTAGTCGGCATAGACCAATCCGACGTTGGAAATGCGCTCACTGCATAGCAAAGATTTCACAAGCTAAATACTCGTCAAAAAGAAAGAACAAATGAAAACAGCTTGGTCATACAGTAGCCTCAAGACATTTCAACAATGTCCGAAGAAATACTACCATCTTAAAGTAGCTAAGGATGTGAAGGACGAGGGTAGCGAAGCTACGATATATGGCAAAGAACTACATAAAGCCGCTGAAGACTATATTAAAGATGGCACACCCATCCCACCTCAGTTTGCGTTTATTCAAGATACAGTAGATGCCCTTAAGAGGATACCAGGGGAGAAGCATACTGAGATTGAACTAGGTGTATCTAACAAAGGCGGCAGACTCAATCCATGCGGATTCTATGACAAAGATGCGTGGTATCGAGGGATTGCGGATTTGCTAATCATCAACGGTGACGAAGGCTATTTGGTTGATTACAAGAGTAGTAAGAACGCTAAGTATGCAGACCTACAACAGTTAGATTTATTAGCAGCGGCGGTGTTCACGCACTTCCCCAAACTTACTAGCCTTAAGTCTGCTTTGCTATTTGTAGTTAGTAACGAATTTGTTAATAAAGAACACAGTTCGCAACATCGGCTGGCTTACTTTTCCCATGTGCGGTTTGACTTGGAACGGCTAGAAAAAGCCATGGAAACGGGTGTATGGAACGCAGTAGCGGGTCCGTTATGCGGTTGGTGTCCTGTCAAGACTTGCCATAACTATAGGGAAAGACGAAAATAGGAAAAGACAAGGAGAACCCAAATGCCATACGTAAACAAACCAAGACCATACAAAAAAGAATACGAACAGTATCAGGGTAAACCCGAACAAATAAAAAATAGGGCAAAGCGTAACGCTGCCCGTGCGGAGCTAATGAAAGAAGGAAAGGTACAGAAGGGTGATGGAAAAGACGTCGATCATGCAAAGCCTCTCAGCAAGGGGGGAACAAGTGCTAGGGGTAATCTCAAAGTTAAATCCGCTAGCAAAAACAGATCATTCAGCAGGAACTCAGACCACTCCGTCAAACGGAATGTCAGCAAAAAATAGCATTCTGACGGATTACAACTGGCCTGGGAAACACAAACCGTTTGCACATCAAAAGCAGACCTCTGAGTTTTTAACGCTTAACCGCAAGGCTTTTTGTTTTAACGAACAAGGCACGGGTAAAACTGCTAGCGTAATATGGGCAGCAGACTACCTATTGAACCTAGGTGTCATCCGTCGTGTGCTTGTGATTTGTCCATTGTCGATTATGAAATCAGCATGGCAACAAGACTTATTTAAGTTTGCAATTCACCGCACATGCGACATAGCGCATGGTAGCCCAGTACAACGCAAGAAAATACTCGCCAACAACGCTGAGTTTGTCATCATTAACTTTGATGGGGTAGACATCGTCAAAGAAGAGGTGCTAAAAGGTGGGTTTGACTTAATCGTGGTCGATGAAGCAAGTGCCTATAAAAATGCACAAACAACTCGTTGGAAGACCCTTAGAGATATAGCTAGCCAAGTCAAGGGCATGTGGATGCTTACTGGTACTCCAGCAGCACAATCACCCGTAGATGCGTTTGGCCTAGCCAAGCTTATTAATCCTGATAACACCCCTAAATTTTATGGTCAGTTCCGTGACCAAGTTATGTACAAGGTCGGCACCTATCGTTGGATACCCAAGCCCCAAGCTCAGTCTGTTGTACATAAAGTGTTACAACCTGCTATTCGGTTTGAGAAAGATCAATGCTTAGATTTACCTGATGTAACTTTTGTAGAACGAGATGCTCCGCTTACCCCACAACAAATAAAGTATTACAAATTGCTCAAACAACAAATGCTGATACACGCAGATGGAGAGCAAGTTACTTCGGTAAACGCAGCTACTAACATTAATAAGCTACTGCAGATCTCCGGTGGTGCGGTGTATACCGATACTAAAGAAGTCATAGAGTTTGACGTATCTAACCGTCTGCGAGTCATTGAAGAGGTTATTAACGAGGCTTCACACAAGGTCCTGGTGTTTGTTCCATTTACCCATACTATAGAACTGCTAAGAACTTACTTAACCGCAGCTAATATTACTTGTGGAATCATCAATGGGCAAGTACCTGTAAACAAAAGACACGAAATAATCAAAGACTTTCAAGAGACAGATAACACTAGGGTCTTGATAATTCAACCACAAGCGGCATCGCACGGGTTAACACTAACAGCTGCTAACGTAATCATTTGGTATGCTCCTGTGACCAGCGTAGAAACATACTTGCAAGCCAATGCACGTATTAACCGCCCAGGGCAAAAAAACCCTATGACTATTGTGCATATCAAAGGAAGCGAAGTAGAAGCTAGGCTATACAGAATGTTACAAAATAACATAGACAGCCACACAAAAATAATTGACTTATATAGACAAGAAATTGAAGAAATAGCTTGACATTGTCAAAGTCATTGGTATACTAGCGGTTCGTAGTTAGAAGGAGCTAAAAATGGAAGATGTACAAACAGACAAACTTGCCGAGATTTATATCAAAATTAGAGACAAGCGAGCTGAGATTAAAGAGTTGTACGAGCAACAAGACGAAGAGTTAAAAGCTCAACAGGACTTGCTCGCAGAAAAGATGCTTGAAGTATGTCGTGACAACAATGCCGATAGCATTAAAACACCAGCAGGGACAATCATTCGTAAAGTGGATACACGGTACTGGACGACTGATTGGGATTCTATGTATCAGTTCATACAAGAACACGATGCATATCCCCTGCTCGAGAAGAGATTGCATCAAACCAATCTTAAGCAGTTTCTCGAAGAGAATCCCGAACTGTTACCTGCTGGTTTACAAGCAGACAGAAAATACACCGTGGTTGTTAGAAGGAGCAAATAATGAGCAACATTTCTATTTTTCAGCAGCAAAACTCAGTAGCAACTAATCGTGAGGTTAGTGAATTATCTAAAGCCTTAGCCGATAGCGGTGGCGGTACAAGCCGTCGTATCACCATGTCCAAAGGCGTATTTCGTCGTATCGTAAACGGCAAAGAAGCAGGTAAAGTTAAAGATGGTTTCTTAAATGTAATCATTATTAACGCACTACCAAAGGTATCCCGTCAGTTCTACGCTACTGCGTTTGATCCTGATGCTGCCCCAACCCTACCTGATTGCTGGTCTAATCAAGGCGATGTACCCGATGCTAAAGCCGCAAACCCACAGGCTGCGAGCTGCGCTACTTGCCCACAGAACATTGATGGTTCAGGCACAAACGGCAAAGGTCGTGCATGTCGCTTTAATCGTCGTATTGCTTTGTTGCTTGAGAATGATATGAGCGGCGACATCTACCAATTTAATATCCCTGCTAAGTCTTTGTTTGGTAAGGGTGTTGGTAATACGCATCCGTTTGAGAGCTATATTAAGTTCCTGCCAGCTAACGGCGAGAGCATTGACCGCATCATTACTCAAATTAGTTTTGACGAGAACGAGACGGCTGATGTATTAAAGTTCACCCCTGTGCGTCACTTAACTGACGAAGAGATTGATGTTGTAGAAGCAGCGCAGTCTACTCAGGAATCTAAGCGAGTTATTCAATTGACTGTAGCCCAGCAAGACGGTGTTGTTAAGTTACCCCCAGCAGTAGCTGCTACATCTAAAGTAACTGTTGAAACAGAAGAAGTTGATGAACCTGTTGTTAAACGAGCTAAAAAAGCTGAAGTGCCACCCGCTGCGCCTAAAGCAAAGCTAGCAGATGTAGTTAATGCTTGGTCGGATAGCTAATAATGAGTTACGGCTACAGTGCCAAGACTATTCAGTTAAACAAACGAGCTGATAGCAGTATGCTCGGAGTTGCATTGGGTAGGGCGGCTATTAAATTAGGCGTATCGGTTGCGGATGTAGCCCTTACGCTTAAGGTTAGCCGTCAGACCGTTTATAACTGGTTCATTGGGATGTACACCCCTAATGGCGACGTTAGTAAAGATGTAGCTAGGTTGCTTAATAGTCTTAACAAGCACATTAAAGAATCAAAACTTAAGTAATAAAGAGCATCACCGGAAGGTGAGGGGGGAGTAGTCCCCCCTTTTTTCCCCCTAACAACGAGACGAGAATGGCAAACATTGACCTATTAAACAGAGTGCAAAGCCCCGATGGGTGGCTTACTGTGCTTGGCTTAAAGGGTAAATCCGCTATACAAGAGCTTGTTCAAACACGAGAAGAATTTGATACCTATGTAGCAGACTTTCTGTCTAAGGGTAGAGATGTGTATTTTGGTGTTGCTAAGTTTGAGACAAACCTAAATCGTAAAAAAGAGAACGTAAAAGACCTCAAAGCGTTTTGGCTTGACTTAGATTGTGGTGAAGCAAAAGCAGAACTAAACCCAAAAACAAATCGTCCTGATGGATACATAGACCAAGCAACAGGTCTAGAAGCATTAAAAGACTTTTGCAAACTAATTGGATTACCAAAGCCTTTACTTGTTAACTCAGGTAGGGGCATTCATGCATATTGGCCTCTTGTTAACCCCGTTAGTAGGGAAGAGTGGGAGCCAGTTGCTAATCGTTTGAACGAACTATGCGTATTGCATAACCTTTATGTCGATGCAAGTGTATTTGAAATAGCTAGAGTGCTTAGAGTTCCCGGTACATTGAACTTTAAAGACAATCCACCTAAGCCAGTAGAAATAATATGTGATGCACCAGATGTTGAATACGAAACATTTAAGAACTTACTTGGTGTAAAAGAAGCGCCTAAAAAGCCAACAGCACCTAGAGAACTAAGTGAGTTACAAAAAGCTATGGCTGCTAACACCGTATCTCGGTTTAGCAAAATTATGATTCGTAGCGCAAACGGTGAGGGATGTGCACAGCTACTGTATCAATATCAGAATCAAGAATCTGTATCCGAACCTATGTGGTTCAACGCACTATCTATTGCTCATCGTTGCGTAGATAGAGAAACTGCAATCCACAAGATTTCAGAAAGACACCCTGACTACTCTCCTGAAGACACTGAAGAAAAGGCTAGTCACACAGCATTTGCCCAGCGTTGCAGTACGTTTGAGAAGAATAACCCCGGTGGTTGCGAAGGCTGCCAGTGGAAAGGACGCATCGGTTCCCCTATTGCTTTAGGTAGAGAGATAGTAAAAGCAGAAGAAACCGAAGTGCATGAGACGCAGGCATTAGATGATGCCGTTACATACAAGATACCTTCTTATCCATTCCCGTATTTTCGTGGGAAGAACGGTGGTATCTACATAACCATAAAGGATGAAGAAGAATCAGAGCCAATCTGTGTATACGAGCATGATTTGTATATCGTAAAGCGGATGCATGACCCCGACCCTACGGTTGGTGAGCTTGTATTGATGCGGTTACACCTGCCTAGAGATGACGTGCGAGAGTTTACGATTCCGTTATCTACAGTGGCAGTAAAAGAAAGATTGCGTGAGGCGCTGTCAACAAAAGGCGTGGCAGGTATGCCAAAGCAGATGGATCAACTAATGGCATTTTTAATGTCGTTTATCAAAGAATTGCAGTACAAAGGAAAGGCAGAACTTATGAGGACACAATTTGGTTGGGCGGATAAAGAAAGCAAATTTATCATTGGTGACAGGGAAATTAGCAAAGACGGTACATTCCATAGCCCACCCTCTGCGAACACAAGATCATTTGCAGAAGTTATGCATCCCAAAGGCACACTGGAGAAATGGAAAGAAGTATTTAATCTATATGGCGCACCAGGATTAGAACCCCATGCGTTTGCTGCGCTTACTGCGTTTGGCGCGCCGCTTCTTAAGTTTACTGGTCATAGCGGAGCAATCATAAATCTTATCCACAAAGAGTCAGGCACAGGTAAATCTACTGCGTTGTATATGTGCAATAGCGTGTACGGGCACCCCGATAGACTGGCTGCTATTTGGAAAGATACCCTAGCCGCTAAGATGCTGCATCTAGGGATTATGAATAACTTACCGTTTACGATTGACGAGATTACCAACATCAGCCCTGCTGAGTTCTCTACGCTGGCTTACAGCATGTCACAAGGTCGTGGTGCCAACAGGTCTAGATCAGATAAAAACGAGATGCGTATTAACAATACCACTTGGCAGACTATATCCTTGGCTAGTTCAAACGCTAGTTTCTATGAGAAGTTAGGGGTGCACAAGAACAGCCCGGACGGTGAGAGCATGCGTCTATTAGAGTATCAAATCCACCCGAGCAATATTATTCCTGTCCATGTAGCTAAAGCAATGTTCGACCATCAGCTAAAAGAAAACTACGGGCATGCTGGAGACATCTACTGCACATACCTACTGGGTAACTTAGAAGACACAGTCAGTAACTTGCTAGCAATTCAAGCTAAGATTGATAAAGAGATGCGCCTAACAAGCAAGGAGCGCTTTTGGTCTGCCGTTATTGCTTGTAACATTACAGGCGGTTTGGTTGCCCGTATGCTTGGTTTGCACGACTACGATATGAAAGCCATATACGCATGGGCTATGCAGATGTTAACCACAGTACGCCAAGACATCGCACCCCCAGCTAATAACGCTGCAGCTATTATTGGTGACTACCTTAACCGTAATATCCAAAGTATGTTGGTTGTAAACAATGAGGTGGATAAGCGTACCAATATGCATTCAGTGCCTGTACAAGAGCCACGGGCTGATCTAAAGATACGCTATGAACCCGATACCAAGATGATGTATATCGTAGCCAAGGACTTTAAGAAGGATTGTGTAGAGGCACAAGCCCCATACAAAGAGACATTGAACGAACTAAAAGCTCGTGGTATTTACGTAAAAGCCGATACCAAGCAGATGTCTAAAGGTATGCGTGTTACATCTCCTGGGGTTCATGCGTTGTTCTTTGACTGCTCTGTACCTGACTTTATTGATATGGATGCGGTTGTAGCACCGATTATTGAAAATGCTAGTAGAGAAGATTAGTTATAACGTTAATTGGAGAAATTTTAAGGTGGGGTATTCGATCTTCATACCCTGCCTTGACCCCGATACTGCCAAGAAAGACATCTTACGTGTTACAAAAAGATTAAAGATGGAAGTTATATTTAAAGTAGTTATTGAAGAAGGTGTAAAAGGTTTACGCATCTGGAGAATTTAACTATACTCGAGCACAGAACAGCTCGTCTGTTTCTCCTCGGAAGTTAGCTCCTTCCACAATCTTTGCCCCCGCCTAGTGCGGGGGTTTTTTATTTAAGAGGTTTAGTAACACCAACGCCAGGCATCAAGATGTCTTCTTTCTTCTCTGGTATGTATAAGCCACGAATCACTAAGTCTTTGCGCTTGGCATAGGACTCTAAAGAGCGTTCAATTGTATCTTCGTCTATTTCGTAGGCTTCATGTGGGTAACGCCGATTATGTTTTGCAATCTTTTTAAATATATTTCTAAACTTTTCAGGCGGTTCACCGCTAGCTACTGCTTCATTTAAACTCTTTAGTAATTCATTCTTATCCGCACTGGCTTGCTTGTCCTCTTGCGAATATTTAAAATTCATTTCTTGAATACGGCTTAATCGAGTAGGTTGAAACCCTAATGCCTGAGCAGCAATGTTTAGTTCGTTTAGTTCACTTTTACGTAAGAGCATGTCACCAGCTTGGCTCTTAGCGCCTTCTTGACTTAATCGTGCTGCAACTAATGGTGCTTTAAAGAAAGCAGGGGCAAGCTTTTCTAAGCCGCGTTGGATCTTACCGTTCCCAAGGTCATCAATTCCACTTAGTGCATTACCCGCAACAGAGATAGACGGACCTAAGTTAGCGGCAAGGAAATTAAGGACAGTCTCTTTGGTGGTAGCACCCATCTTTGCTTCTCTAAACCACAAGCCATCATAAGACGTACGTGAACCAATATTCATATCTGTAAGTGCAGATGCAGGGCCTTTTTCTAATACCTCGCTAAGCCTATGATCTCTTCCGTCTAACCCAGGAATTTCAATTTGCCCAAAGTTTCTCGGTAAAAACTCATAGCGGAAGCGCAAATCTGAGTTATACACAGTTAATGGGTTGTCAAGCCTACGTTTCCGCATCTCATCTTCGTCGCCAAACAGGTAGTCATATAAATCAACTACGCTAGCAATCGTGCTATAAAGAGGAGAACCGACTAAGCCATGGAACATAGCACCCATTAGGACGACACCACTAAGCTTATGTGCGGCGGAACGCCCCTCAGCATCTAGCAATCCCTTACTGAGTACGGTATAGCCGTTGCGTAAAAACCACGAAGTCATAAATGCAGAGTAAGTTTTAAACTGCCCAACTGTTTTACCCACAGCATTGCGCCAGCTACGGGGACGCTGCGCTGCATCATAACGACCTAGTAACTCTTGGGTGTTTGTAATTGCTTTTTGTACTGACTCTTCAAAATTACCTGTCTTTTCAAACTCCAACTCAAAACTCATACCAAAGGTAATTTCACGGCTGATACGCTCAGAGCCATTTAATAAAGCAGTAATTAAACGAAATGACGTTTGCCCCGCACGAGTAAGTGCACTTTCACCAACTGAAGTGGGAGTTTTGTTTGAGCCTGTCAATATCGAAGTATTAGTCAAGCTAAACATGTTGTACTTCTCTATAGCGTATTGGTACGCACGACGTAAGTTTTCATTTTCACGTGCAATCTTAGAGGATACAAAAGACGGTGCTGTAAATGTGGTTTCACCTGTATCTGGGTCTACGTCAGTAACACCAATAGACTTCCACAATGCCATGTATTTAGTAAGTTTGGCAGCAGATTTACCATACCCGTACTGATCGTTAAGGGTTGGCATAATCATATTAGGCACGGCTAGCATCTGCACACCAGCGGTAGCGGCACTGGTTAAAAGCATCAAGTAAGTGGCTTGATTAATCTTATCTACCCAAGGATTATCTGTTGGCGGGTTTATTTCTTGCTCAGCACGTGCATCCATTTCATTAATAAACAACTCTAAGCGCCCACGCTCGTTAGCTGGCATGCCCTCAAGGGTGTCTCGTGCACGTTGTATTTCATTGCGCAAAGCACTACCGTACTTGAGTTTAGCTAATTGGTTGGAGTATTTAGTGCCTGAATCTTTTAAATTACGTAGGACGTCAGAGCTAAAACCAGTAATTTTCTCAGCGTGTAAGAACTGTTTACGGAAACTACGCTCAGGCATAGTCATTAAATAGGTCTGATACAGCTGGTCTTTTAAGCCTTCTGTAAAAGCGCTCACATTATTTGGTGCTAGCTTAGACGTGTCTGCCTCATCAATAACCTCAAACATCTCCCTTAACATAGCACTGCTATCTTGGAAATTACTTCTAAGTGCGCTGATGTCATTACCTTGGGTAAAGAATTTAGGGTCGTTCTTCTCTACACCCATTTCACGGGCACGTTGGGCTTTGAATACGTTGCGGTCATTACCGCTTTCAAATAAATAAAACTCCCGTCCCTTTGGTCCTTGTACGTTTAACCAGTACTGACCACGACGAGTAAACGGAAAGTAATCTTCTGGTAGCGTAGCAAACGTTGCTTCTATGGACTCAGTGCCATCTTCCAAAATTATTGTTTCGGGCTCTTTGTTAGATACGCTGCGCTCATGCATCATCCGCACTGATTTAAGCAGCTTAGCTTTGTCCGCAGCATCTATATTTAGTGCATTAATCTGATCATCTAAAAGCCTACGGGTCAAGTTGTACATGTCCTGGTAGTACTCTTGGACCATTTTGTACATCTTGTGTCCGTCTTGTTGCTTACCAAGTGCATTCCACCTAGCGTATACGGCATCAATCTGATTAATACGTTGAGTGAGCTGACCTTTAAATGCGGGTAGCTTAGTAGGGTCTGTATTGGGGTCAGCAATTAGGGCTTCATATTTTTTAACTAGCGGATCATTCTTTGCATATTCCGTAGCATTAGCGTATTTAGCAGGGCTAACTTTCTTTAAACGAGCCAAATGCATTGTGTCACTTAATGCTTCAGAACCATTCTTGCTAGTAAATTTAGCTAGAGCCTCGGCTTTCTTAGCCACGGCAGTCATCAACCTCATGCGCATGGTTGATACTTCTTGCATCATTTTATCGGTCGAAGCTAATGCTGGTACGTCGTCACCCGCCCAACGAATAATATCTGATGTAGGTAAGTTGTATAACAGTTTAGAAACGAAACCATCACCCAATGCCTCCCGTCTTGCTTCTAGCAAATCTAAGAAACCTTGGAAGCCATGGTTCTTTATCATGTTGCCAACAAGTTTTTCGGTTTCTGTCGACGACTTAGATAGACGTAGCTTTTCTACGTCAGCATCAATCTTTTTACTCTGCTTCTTAGCCAGTGCTGCTTCAGACCTAGTAACCTTAGGCTGGGAAAACTTAGCAGATAACAACTTATCTGTAACAATGATTAGATCCTGCATGGCAGAATCATAGTTGTCGCCCATGTTAAACATCTTGCGGATAGCTTGTACAAATGGGGTAAATAACTTGTCAATTATGGTCGATTGAATTCCAATTACTTGACCTGGGGATTGCAAAAGAAACTCTTGCATAGCTGGATTGGACATACCATAAGCTATGAATTCTTTAATATCAGTAAATGCTTTGGCGTTAGCTAGGGCATCTACACGAGCATCTGTTTTACCTAACCTTTGTAGTGCGGTGTACATCCTGCCAGCACTCTTCATAACCGCATTAAGTTGTTCTACAGCTTCAGCCAAAGATTTTTCAGGTTGAATTTCTGCTGCTACATCATCTAAGTACTTATTAATACGGTCAATGGTTGCGCCGTGTAAGGCCTCGTGCAGAAATACTGTGTTATTTAAGCCACCATCTTCAGCTAGGTAGATAACCCCATCGGAGTACATACCAGCTGCGCCTTCAAACTGCGAGCGTAAATAATTGGTGGGCAAATCAGCAGGAGAGCGAACAATAACAACCCGCATTGTGCGGACAAACGGCATCAAACGTTTAGCCAGGGTGCGCTCAAAGTCATTACCGTTCTTAGTTAACCAAGATAGTGCATTAGCTGCGGTCCTAAAGCCTGTATATACAGTGTTCTCATTGCCATCAGTGGCTTCAAGAAGTTCAGAGCGAGCAGTCTTATTGCGTAGCTCATAGCGCTCTTTAGCTAATTGACGTTCTTGTGGGGTAGCAGACTCTAAAATAGCCTGACCTATGGTGCCAGCTTTATTCGCCTTAGTAGAACCTTGAACAGTTAGCCCATATGCGTCTTCTAGGGCTTGGCGGCGACGCTCAGTAAATTCTTTTTCACCCTCAGCAAGATCTTCTACAGTCTCAAATTTAGTTTCGTCAAATCGCTCTTGACTAATTTTCTGTAGCTTTTCAGCCGTACGGATAACTTGTTTGCCCGCAGCTTGTTGAGCTTTGCGTTCTGTAGCCTTAATAGCGGCTTCTTCAGGAGTACGTTCTATCTTTTTGCGACCACGAGGTTTGCCACGGGTAACTGGGGTGGTTAAGACTTCGGTAGCTTCTGTAATGGTAGTTGGTTGCTCAGTGAGTTCCGCAATCCTTTTATCTCTTCTTGATTTGCTTTCTTTAGTAAAAGCATCCCATTCATCATCTATTTTTTGTAGCTGTTCCTTAGCCTTTCTAGTCTCTTCACTAGTTTGTGCTTTTCTAACTTTTAAGTCTGCAGCGTTTCTTCTTTTTTCTAGCTTTTTAAGCGTTTGTAAATCTTGTTCTGCAGTGGGTTCTAATGCACCGAGTTGAGTTCCTTCTCCGCCTCCAGCAGGAGTAGCAGTTTTGCTAATTGCTGCCAAGTCTCTTCCGGTAGTTTCAGTAGTTCTTGTGAGGGTTTCGCTTGGTGTGCTAGGCACAGAAACGCTTGGTTGATTTGTTCCACTGACAATTGATTGATCTCCACGTCCTGCCTCCACAAAGTCTTGTTTAGCTTGATTTAAAGCTTCATCGTAGGTTAACCCTGATTCACGATAGCGATTAACCAAAGTTGTAAACTCTTCTGCCTCTGGTGTTTTAGGTGCAACAAACTCAGCTATTCTTCCTTTAATAGAATCAACAACATCGCCTAGGTTTTCTTTAGTGGACTCAAGAATAGACTTAGTAGCCTCTTTCTCAATCTCTTGCTTAACTTCAGGCGGTGCAAAGCTAAACCCTTTATCAGCAAGGACCGTTGCCATAGCTTCTTTGTAGTCATTGTCAGCCGCACGTTCTTTGTAGACTTGATAAGCCTCTTTACCACCCTGAACACTGACACCTAGACCTTTACCAACAATAGCGCCTTCAAGCATTTGAGCACCAAGCTCTTTAAGGTCAACACCTGTCTTAGTGCCAGCAGTGCCGCCTAAGTAACTTACACCTTCCTCAACGGCTTCTGTACCTGCCTGAAGCGTACCTTCTTTTCCAATTCGCCCAGCAGCTGTTTTACCCGTAGTAGCCTTACCTAAGCCTTTAGTTGCAAACCGTTCAAGCGTACTCTCAATAATTGCTGCACCTGTTGAAATAGCTACATCGCCTACGGTTGCATCTTTTAAATCTTTATCATCATTTTTAAGGCGTTCATTAAGTATTTCGTTTGTTCGTGTTGCAACATAAGCGGGGAAAGCAAATACTGCCGCAGCCATATCGGGGGTTGAAGTAATAATACGCTCGGCAATAAACGGCACGATGGTTGCTGGGTTGTCAGCAATATCTCCAAGCTTTTGGCTAGGCTGGTAATTAATTTCTTTGCCGTAGTTTCTTAGAGAATCTGCCCACTTAAACAGTGGCTCTAATTGGCGTTTGTTTTGCAGTTCTTCTTTGGAAAGCCCAGAGATTGGTAGCTTTTCTTCTAGGTAATCACCAAAGGACTCACCAACACGAGCAACACCCTCAATACCAGAACCAAGCATGGATACAGTTCGTGCGCCCAAACCTTTAAACGGATTAGATGTTGTTTCCCCTTCAACCAACGGAGCAGTTTGTGGGGTATAAATTTTTGGCGGTGCAGCCTCAACAGTAACGGAAGACTTTGGAGCAACGACAGGGGCTAGTGCCTGTTGAAACTCAGGAGATAAAGTTGATTCTTCTGGGGCTGGTTCTTCTGTTACGGGGGCTTTTGCTATTGCTTCTTCAAACGAAAAAGTTTGAGGCTCCAGTGGTTTCTGGGCCTCTTCAAAAGAGAAAGTTTGTGGCTCTAGTGGTTGCTGAGCCTCTTCAAACGAAAAGGTTCGTGCCATAGCTTACCGTGCTTGCACTGCTACAAATTTACTACCATTCCATTCGGCTGGGCCTCTAGCGGTATTATATGTTTTCCCTTTCACTAAATCTTCTTGTTTAGCTGGCATTGGTAACGCTTGTACCGCAGGGGCAGGAGTTGCATCTGGGGCGGGGGTAGCACCTTTTGCATAACCCGCTCTAATTTTGGCTTCTCTATCTTTAATTTTTTGTTGCAATGCACTATGTTCTGGATCGCCTGGTTCGTATTGTGCTTGCTCTCTTCGCATAGCCTTAATACTAGTGTCATCCTTAACCGCTTTATCAGCAGCGGTTGTTTCTTGTATGTCCATTTTGCGCTCTAGACCACCGATTGCACCAATTGCTCTACGACGTGCTTCTGCTCTGGTAGCTGCATTATCTTGGTATTGACCACTAGCTAGCATCTCGTTTAAGAAATCTTTAGTTACTTTATCTAAGTCAGTTGCACGATTAGCAGATGCCATTGAAGCACGGGCTTGGATGTTAGCAATTTTTTCTTTGTTGAGGCGTTCTTGTCCTTTTTCAAACATCTCATTACCAGCAGTAATATCACCTGCTTTCATTAGGCGCTCACCTTCAGCAACTTCAGCTAAACCTTTGGCAACTTCGGTACGACGACCCCTAAGTCCTTCTTGGCGAGAGATTACGCCTGGCAATGTTCTTTGCCCCGCTTTAGCGGCTGCGTAGGGTAGGCTTCCTGCTTCGGCGGCTAAGTTAACACCAAACTGCAGTAAGTCATAGCCTCTAGCTTGTTTCTCAGCATCGGCTAGAGAAGCTTGTTCTTTAGCGTAAAAGTCAGCTAGTGCTGCTTTAGGTGCAGTTATACCAGCGGCTTCACGTTGTCTCTTAGCAAACTCAATTGCTCTTTGACGAGCAGCAAATTCTTTATCCGGGTCTAACTCAACTTCACCCTCGTTAGCAAAAGCCACAATGCCACCACTAGCGGCATTTAGCATGTCCATCGCTCCAGCAGGAGCTGCAGGTAATCCAACCCTTTCAGTTACAGGAGTAGGTAGACCACGTTGTTGGTCTTGCATAATAGACTGCTCAGCTTGCGCTTCAGCCTGTTCTCTTATTTGTTTTTCACGCAATATCTCTATTGCCATGGCACGGACTTCTTCGCTAGAACTTGTTCGAGCAACTTGCTGTAGCTGCTCAGGTGGCATCATTTCTAATTTTTGACGAATGCCTTGGACTACTCCGCTACTAGGATTAGCCTGAACCATCCCTCTATTAGCGTAGCCTGTAACACCCCCAGCGGCTAAACCCTTGATAGTTCCCCCCTCTGCAAAGAGACCAGCTTGCTTAGCACCAGCCGCACCAGCCAAAACACCAAGACCTTGCGAAAGCGGAGAAGGAGCAGCCTGATAACTTTGAGTTGTTGCTGCTTGCATAGGCAGACCACGCAACATGTTAGACATAAAGCCTAACTGCATGAGCGGATACTGTTGTTGCGTAGCGTAGTCTTGAATAGCTTGATTAATCTTAGATTGCTCAAGCGCTTGTTGTTGAGCACCCATTGATGCCATTTGATTTTGACGAGCAATATCAGCCGCTTGTTGAGTAGCACCTAGTTGACCTAATTGCGCTCCAGCACCCAAAGCCTGTCCGTATCCTTGCATACCTAAGTTGGCACCAAACTGCTGTGACTGTAAGGCTCTGTCGTAAGCGGCTTGTGAGCCTTGGGTTTGAATGTTAGATAGATTAGTTAATAAGTTACGTTCACGCTCAGTATTGGCAAGGAGTTGTCTAGCTCCACCATAAGTACCTTGGCGAGCAGCACCTAAGTTTTGAGCTTGTTGAGCCATTTGTGCTTCACGAACTGCTGCAGCTTTAGCAACGTCTGTAACACCCTGTTGGTAAGGTGACATATAAGCCTGCATGCTGCCTGGACTTGTTACGTTCTGAGCATATTGATTAGCAGCACCTAATGACCGAATACCTGCGCTACCTGTTAAACCACTACCTAAAGCAAACTGTCCTGGTTGCTGCATTGCACCAGCTTCAAACTGAGCCTGCTGCTGAAGGGGAGAAAATCCAGCATAGTAGTCGCTTACATTGCCGCTATAGGGTATATATGGTCTAAATCCAGTAATGTCAAAACCACCCTCTTTAGTTTTGTTCCCAGTAAACAACTGTTGCTGGGTAGCCTCAAACATATTAGTTACATAAGGCTTAGCGTACTCAGGGATGTTAGAAGTTACTGTAGTGTTTTGAGATGGACCAGGGGAACCACCGCCGCCGCCAAAATTAGGAGTACGGCGTCCTTCCCAGGTCCACCCGCTGTGCTTAGATCTTAAGAAGCTCATAATTTAGTTTCCATAATAATGTGACGCTCTTGCATACCAACTTGTTTATACAGCCTAGCTGCGGATTCTTTAGCAGCACACTGGACCCTAGTAGCACCGTTTGCTTTTATAAAAGCACAAACTTGCCCATAAACATCTTCATTCACAATTGCTTTACCCGCCATGGCGGTAATAAACCCAACCCGATAGTTAGGCATATTATAAAAATTAATTGCAGCGGCGCCATGTATAACGTTCTCTTCATCCGTTGCTACTAATAATACCCACGAACCATTAGCCAGTAAACCTTTGATCTGGTCTATGGTGTAGTCATCACTATCCTGTTTAGCTGCTTTAACAAACAGATCCTCAATCAAAGGCCAAGTTTGATGTAAGTAAGCAACGTTAACAGAACGGACAGTTAAATTCATTTACCCTCCGTCTCCACCACTTGTGGCTGGAGCAGGAGCTGCTTCGGGAGGAGGGGCAGGGGGAGCTGGTCGTGCCGCATCAGGAATAGGTGTTTGTAAAGTTAAATTGTTTGGTGGTGGTGGTATGTATGTATACGGTGCGTTCGATACAAAAGTAGCTGGATTAACTTGTCCAGGAGGCGCTGGAGCGTACTGGTTCATCATTTGCCCATATAAAAACGCTAACCCTGCATCAGAGTAAGGGTCTTGCACAGAGGCTGGTAGATTAGCAATGCCACGATTAATTGGTTGATACGCTACTCTATATGGGTTGTTTCTATTTAACTCATTTACTATTTCAGATCTTTTTTGAGCTATGTTTTGTGGTGTTAACAAGTTTGATGTACGGTCACGGGTGTCAACGCCTTTGTAAAAACTATAATCCGCTGGAATGCTAATACCAGCCGCTTTATAAGCATTAGTCAGAGCAGCATTACTTAGGTAAGTCCCAGGATTTTGTGCCATTTGAGCTGTTAAAATAGGCTGTCTTTGCGCTGCCTCTGCTTGTGCAGCAGCTAAAGTTTTCGCTTCACCTATTTGTTGACCCTGAATAGCGTCAATAACTACTTGCCCTTGAGGTTTATTAAATACTGCTCTTATAGCTTCTGGAGTAGTTGCAGTATTTAAACCGGACGCCAAAGAGTTGTAATCTGCTTCACTAAGCGTTCCGTTAGCACGGGCAACATTAATAGCTGCCTGTACGTGTGGCATATTTAATATGTCTTTGCCTGGCGTAGTTGTATAAGTAATGCCTTTACCTGGAGTGGTTGTATAAACACCGTTTATAAATTTACTTACAACTGCTTCACGAGTTACTGGGGTAGTAAATTGAACCCTTCTTCCGTCTATCATTGACACGTTTTCTGCGTCAGGAGCTACATCATAAATGTCGTAGTCTGAATAATAACCAGCAAGGGGGTCAGATTCTAACGAAGCTAATTGCATTTCTGTAAATGGTTTAGTAATATTGCGGGCTTTCATTTCTGGTGCAGCTGCTTCCGCAATACGATCTTTTAATTGTTGCGATGTTAATCCTTCACTTTGAGCTAAAGACAACCAAAATTGCAAACCAGCTGGCTCTGGGTTTCTACCCAATACTTGTCTATATGCAGAGGCAGCAGCTTGTATATCCATTTTTTGCCCTTCTTTTGATTGAGCAATTGCTTTAGCCACATCCGCAGCAGTCGACCCACTTCCTAAAACTTTACTCCAATTAGTTAAACCTTCAGCTTCAGCCTCACGTCCTAGTTGTTCGTTATATATTTGTTTAACTGTATTTGCTCTAGCTTCTGGCGAATTTTCAAAGGCTTTTTTAATATCCGCAAAAGAAGTTCCAGCCTCTTGTGCTTTTTGCCAACTTGCTAAACCTTCTGGATCAGGCGCACGGCCTAATATAGATTGGTATAAACCAGCAATATCACCACCTTCAGCATATCCAACTGCTCCACCTTCAGCGTATCCAGCTATACCCCCCGACGCTTTTTTATTGCCAGGCAAGTACTTTTCAGGGTTAATTGCAGGGGCTTGTTTCTTTTTGCCAGTGCGGGCTTTACGAATATTGTCCATCATGCTGTATAACTTCTTAGCACCAGCATCAGTAGAGCCGTTACCTAAATGCGAAACAACATCAGCCGGGACAACAAATTCTCCATCAGCCAGCCGTGCTGGTTGTTTTCCAGAAATAGTAGCAGGGATAGAATCAGACATACCATCCCCAGGTCCTTTAAGCATTCTTCCACCATCGGAGTATCCTCCTAAATGAGACATTACCCCACCCTTAGCAGCTTCTTCTACTTCGGGGGTAGCACCTCTAATATCCCCAAGACCCCTAATTGAAGTCTTAGGAAGCGGTACAGATTTAATTCCAGCACCTTTGCCAGCTTTACCCAAACGAATCATTGCAGCTGTTAGCGCATCTTTTTTAGCCGTATCTATATCTGGATCTCTATATATACCAACATCAGGAAAATAAGAAGAAGGATTTGTTGATAAAGGTCTTACTTGGCGTTCTTCTTTCTCTTGCCTGTCTAAATAGTCTTTCAGTACGTTAACTTCGCCTTTATTTTTATATCGAGCAATCCCACCAGAAGCCATATCTACACCAGCTTCATCGTCAAACGACTCCATTACGCCACCTTCTGCGGCATAGACAGGGCGATAGTATGGGTTAGGAGTAGGAGCTTGATAAGCTTGATAATTTGGACTTAATCTGTAACCTTTTAAACGACGATCATATTCGTCTTCCTGATACCCACCTTGACTTGGAGTTTGTTGATCTGGGGACATCATAGTAATTGCTGTTGCTGGCAGTGTGCCAGTAGGCATAGAGGCGTAAACGGAAGACAGTCCTTGCTGACTACCAAGCTGACCTAAGCCTTTGCCCATGTTAGATACACTTTGCCCAAATGTCGGATCAGCAATTTGAGGGCTTTGGGCTACATTACCCATGCCAGAAGCACGTACTACATCCATTGGGTTCTCAGCTCTAAGAGCAGCTTGTTGTAATGATGGGTTACTACTTAAAGCATTTTGGGCTTGAACTTGGGCTATTTGTTGTGGGGTTGCTTGTTGCGCTGCCATTTGTGCATAATCTGCGGGTAAAGTTATACCCTCTGCAGCTGCGTTTTTAATAGCTTCTTCTGTAATTTGCTGACCAACTGCCTCTTTAGCAGCTTCTTGTCCGGTGGTAGCAAGAGCCTGTTCAACGGCAGCCTGACCACCTGCTTCTACCGCTGCGGACGCCCCAGCTCCAGCTAACCCAGTTGCTAATCCAGCACCACCATAGGCACTTAAACCCGCCATCAAGCCTTTTTCTACACTACCTGTAGCTAGACCATACCCACCACCAACCATTAAAGCCGCTAGGGGGGCACCTACTCCAGTAGCGGTTAAGGCTGCACCAGCTACCATCGGAAGAATTTTTTCTAAAAAGCCTGCTTCGGGTAAACCCGTAGTTGGGTTAATTGTTAAACTACCACCGTGAGCTAGAGCAATTGCTTGAAGTCCTCTAATCTCATTAGGGGACATGTGGACAAGCTGAGTGTCATTACCACGCCCATAAGAGGCTAAATTTTGTGCTGTATTTTGAAAGCCCATACCTACCTCACGGGGTTGAATTTATTGAAGTTTATCATCTTATTGGGTTAAATCAAAGAAGCTAATTGAGCCTACGCCGTCCCCATTTGTGGCTCCAGATACCGTCCTAACAGCTAAAGTGTATATATCGCTAACTCCTGCCAAAGATGCTCCTAGTTGTAAGTCCCAGTTGTATCCTGTTGCGGCACTTGTATTGCTTACTCCAGCACTACCAGACGCAGTTACATAGTCCGTTTGCACAATAGTACCAACGCTAGATATGGCTGTAGCGGCAACATCAAACTCCACATTAGAGTCTGAAGGAACTGTAGCCGCCCAAGTAGCACCCGTCAAGGTTGGGTTCTTTAATAACGCCATTTCGTAGTTTTGGTTGGTTGTTGGTAAAAACTGTACCCTATTAGGTAAAACTACAGCCCCTAGAGCCGTTGAAGCTAGTCTTATAGAGACTATGGGAAAGAAAGTAGCTGCGGTAGTAATGTTGTTAAAAATGGTAGTCCGCCTAGCCACATGGTCAATTGATGTTTGCTCATAGCCTCCAGAGGAGTACACGGTAGAACAAATCTGTTTCATAGACGAACTTGAAGCCGTAGTAGCCGTATTACTAATTTCGTAGCGTACAGGCAGAATAGCTGTGGTCATATAGACCGTAGTATTGATGTTGTCGTTGTGGAAAGTGTGGCAGATTACGAACTTGCCGTCCTCAAAGAACCCGCACCGTACATCTCCCACTCCTAGCCACTCAAAGTCAATTGCCAGAATCTGGGTTTTAGTTACATCAAGCACCCTGCCAGTTGGCCCAGTGCCGTCTAGCTTATCTCCGTTCCAGTTGGCTTGGGTAATTACCGTATCTACAGGCGCACCGCTGGTATAAGTCCGCAGAACAAAGGCTAAAGTCGTATCATTCTGCTGGAAGAACACCCCGTTCTGGGTATTAAAGTAACCTACCCGCTGACGCAATCCAGTTTTACCAGCGTTCATGGCAAATGTAGCCAATAGCCCAAGACCTTTGCCTGGTTGGTACGGCATGGTTCGATAAGTCTGACGAACCACCTCAGACCCACTACTAGTAGTAACACTTAGTTGAACGCTAGACTCATTAGGAAGATAAGTAGTAGACCCCCCAGTAGCCGTGCTAGTGTCAAATTGATTGTCAATTGCAAAACGGTTTTGGCTATCAAATAGCGTATAGGGAGACGCTACCACTAGACGATTAAAGGCATCTACATTAGTAGGCGGAAAGGTGACATAGGTTGGGTCTGTTATGGTTCCGCTCATATTTATACAGTTACTTAATTCTGCCAAATAGTTATCAAGCCTATTAAAGTAGAGGCGCAGGGCATACTGGAATTGGTCTTGTTGTTGTTGGTCATATTCTAGGGGCGCTAAAGGTAATGCAGGCGCCTTTATGTTGTATGGTACGCAATCCATTATCTTTGTCCATCTGGTCTACCGTCTAAACGAGGGCTACCTAACTGCCACTGGACACCTAACTCCGTAGATTCAATTTCAAGTGCCATCTGACGTGCCCTTGCCCGCATAAAGATCTGGTCGGTATAGATGTCCACTGAAGTCTCAATAACTGGTTGGGAATCTATGTTGGAATAGGCATTACCAGGGAAATTACGAGGTTTAATGTACATTGTGACCGCAGGTAAATCAGCAGTTGACCCAGCAAAGTTAAGGTCAGGGATAATTCGCTTGGTCAAAATAAACTGATCTCCGTCTGCAAGATCTGTGTCTGACGATGCTATATAAGAAGTCATCGGTAAAACATTATCGTTTAGACCTTGTTCATGGTTGTAAATAATGCTGTTAGCAGTCATTGAGGTTTGGACTACTAGTTGTGAAATATTAACGGTGTACGTGCCTACCCCACCTGTACCTGTGCCTAAAGCGGTAATCTTAGTACCTGTAGCGACCCCTGTGCCAGTAATAACATCCCCAACTTCCAAAATACCTGCAGCAATATTCGTTACAGTTAAGGTTGTACCCGAAATAGCTCCTGTTACATAAGTTGCTGTTAGGGCTTGAGGGTATTCCCTAAGTGATGAGTCCGACCATGCTGTGCGATCAATCGTACCGTAGTACCAGATTTTTTCTAAATGGTTGTAGATAACATAAGCATTATTAACCTGACTGTCCGCAGTTGGGTAGAACCACCAGACTTCGTTCCAGCCTTCGTTCGTACCAGAAACAATCTGGTCAGCTTGGTCATAATTTAAGTTTTGGAAGACGTGATTTCTTAGGGTGCAAGGCAAAGTTTCAACCCGTCCGTTGTAAGCATAGAACTTATCATGCCCAAACCAATATGCCGTGTTGTTAACCACAACGACTGAACGGGGGCTAAGAATAGATATATTGTCTGAAAGCTCTTGGATTCCAAACACATCTGCTGTGCCTAAATACTGCAAGGAATTAAGAGTACCCTCAGTAAATACAAGGATCTCCTGACGGGTTGCTACAGCACAGACAATGACTGAGCCACGGGAGACTCGCAAGAAACCTGCTGAATTAGTAACAAGTGGTGTCCAAACATTAGGCTGATCTTGGGTCGCCCAACGGATTAATAAGGGGTCAAACGCTCCGCCACCATAAGGGGTAGCACCAAAAGCTAATAAGTGCTTGTCATTCTGGGATACTAAAATCTGCATAGCCTGAGTGGGTACATCCGCAGGGGCTATTCCGCTAACAGTTGTGGTTGCTAGAGGTGTAGCTCTAGTTGCTAAACCGTCTATATATTTCCAATAATAAATCGCCCCATTACGGACGTTAGCCACCATATCATTGTCAAAGTTCTGTATAAACCAATCTCGCTGTAAAAGTACTATAGGTGTAGCACTTCCAGACCCCCAAGCACCACGACTCCATGCACCTGCTCCCCAACCGTATCCATACGAAGAATTATCATTTCCTATGCTAATTTGGAAAGCCGCTGTAATTGCAGTCCCACCGCCAGAAGTTGAAGATGTAGCTGCTGTAGTAGTGGTAATAGTAAAAGAGTTTGCGTTTACATAAGTCAAAATAAATTCAGCATTAAATTCGGCTTGAGGGATACCACCAATTGGCCCAACAACACCAGAAAAAGTTACGTAATCCCCGTCTGAAGCTCCGTGGGCAGTAATAGCAACCGTAACGGTTTTAGAGCCGTTTACTGTGGTAAAGCAGTTATTAGTAGCTGGGTTAATAAAAGATTGGCGAAGGGGGGTAACGTCATACAAAACCTGCCCTGCCTCAATATATAGCTTTTTACTTGTCCCTAAAGCTAGGTAATTATCTGAAGCCGTAGTAATCCAGTTAAACATTTGACGGCAAATGCCTATAACGGTAGACGTTCCGTAACGTAGCCAACCGCCTATTTTTTGGGGAAAACCAGAGCGAAAGCGCACTTTATCGCACTCATACCAACCACCCTCATTGGAGTAATTTGTTTGGTCTCTGTTTAAACCTGGGCGAAATTGTAGTTTTTGGAGTGGCATATTAGCTTAAAAATAAGGCACGTTCATCATTCCTGCGGGTTACCAAGCCTTTTAATACTTTACCGCCAGCCAGCGTATATTTCAAGAACTCTTCTGCCGCCTCTTCCATCTCGCCCCGAAGAACCTTTTGACGGAGGGTGCTGCGCTGTAGTGTTCCCAGACCAACATTAAAGCTAAAGCTAACAAGAGCATCGAACTGACCTTGAGTGAGCTTAACGGGACAGAAGCGTTCAACACCCCGTTCAAAGCGGTTAAGATCATCTCGAAGTATTCCATCTACTTCCTCCATTGAAAAGGTACGATCATCTTTATACTCTAATGGGTAGGCATCGCGCTCATCTATTTTTAAAGCACCTTGACGAGGGTAAAGCACGTGACCCACCCCAATTGTCCATAATTTGGCTGGACAACGATAAGGCTTTTGACGGACACCCTCGTGGTGCTTAATCATTTTGATGGCTTTATCGCTTACTTTCACTTACGAAACGCCTGTGTTCCAAACCAGAAAGCAATAATGGACGCAAGGATCTGCATTTCCTGATCGTCAAAAATCATCGTAACGGACTCGGCAAACGCAGCCCCAGAAGACCATGCCCACCAGAT